AAAGTAAGCGTTAAGCGGATGTGCTATGTATATCTTATTTCTAAAAGTAAAGTTCTTTATTGTTATTTCATCTAAATTAAAATATGCTTTTACAACTGAACTTCTTTTATCACTTAACTCACTAATTTGTTGTGAATAAAATTTATTCATTAAATTGTTAGTTGTAAATGTAGCTTGTTGATAGTTGTAAAATACACGATGCGGAGTGTCCCAACACAATGTTAAAGTAGGTTGGTAAGGATTATCACAATCGCCAATAAATGGATATGTATAGTAAATTGTGTTAAAAGGCGCAAAAGTACTTTTTAAATTCCATCCACCCCAACCAGCAGTAATAACGCCACCTGCATATAAATTACGAATGATTGATTTAAAATTCTTTAAAGTTCCTGCATCATTTTTATAAATCTTTGGAATAACTAAGCCAGTACCAACGCATGAAACAATTGGAGTTGATGCGTAAATAGATTCTGTTTTCTTTACACCGTTTACAAAGTCGCTTGTGCATTCTGTATATCCATAACCATAGGCTTGAGCATATTCTTTGTAATAAGCCTCATTATAAGTATCTGCATCTGTCTTATAAGTATATTCATATCTTTTAGTATCAAGTTCAGCAACTGGACTTATTTCAATCTTTTTAGAGTGGTCTAAGAAATTAGTCCAATCTTGAGTACCGTTATAAAAACCATTGCTTCGTGGCTCAATAATATAGTTAAGTGGATTGTTTGGGTCAACTTCTAGGTATAAATTAGCAAGTTGAATTTCAGCCATTAGCCAATCTTTCTTTTTTAAATTGGTTGGTAAGGCTTGATTAACTTCTAATAAATCCCCCTCTGTTATTGATAAGTCATCAATAACTGCAAAGTATCTTGAAGTTTGTAAAGTTGATGGAAATGATGGATTATAAACAACACCTATAAAATATTGAGTAACCGTTGTTACGCCTCCTGTTATTGGAATGTTTGCGCCATATTTAGGTATAATAACTAAATTAACAGGCTGAACTTCTACTCTGTATTTAACCCCTGCTGTAAATATACCTGAGTGATAGCATGAAATTGTTATGCCAATAGTACTTTGAGTTGTATCTAATGATTGTAAGTTAGATGCAACAACAACCCAAGTTGAGCCTGTCCACCCCATTATATTAACTAATATATCGCCACTTATAATTAGAATGCTTGTAACTGTATATAAAGAATTTGTAACGTTACAACCAACTGATAAATCTGTTATTAGTTTATATTTTCTAGTAACGGGAACTGTAAACTCGCCATTACCAACAATATAAACGTTACCTGCATCATTGTAAGGTGATATTGTATCTTCATTGAATAAAACAATATCAGTAGTTGGTGTGTTAACATACCATAATCCTGCTAAAAAAGTTGTAGTATATGCCGTTCCTGTTTGGTCTGAATTTCTACTTGCAAAAAATTCGCCATTTGCTCTTGTTGTAGCATCTATTGTAAATGTCTCTCCAATTGAATCTATTAATGCTCTTTTATATTCATTAGAATCTAAATAGGTAGAAGTCCAACTATAACCAGCATCAACAAATATCTGCCTCATTAACTCACGCTTAAATATAGATGGTCTAAAATGCTTAACGTGATATTCAGTTTCTGCATTTATATTATTTAATCCTCTATTTATTAATCCGTAATAAACACCAAGTCCCCATTGTGTAGTATATGAGCCTAGTGCATTACCTTGAGACCATGATGCAATAACATTAGCTCTACTTAGTATATGGTCATAAGCACTCATGTCTACATTATCTGAAATAGAGGAATTTCCTGTTATTAGTTTATCCCCAATAGCAACAAATAGATTTCCTAATGTTCCTGTTATAGCTATTGCATATGTTTTTTCTTGACTATCGGCATCTAAGGTTACATTGAGTAATTTTAAATCTCCATTCAATTGTAACTTACTATTAATGTAGTATTTAATATTACATTTTAATCTAGGGTCGAATAAAGTTAAAGAGTTATTTAATTTAAAAATGTTACTAAATAAAATGTTAATCTCTTTAGTGCCGGGCAGATTAATAGTCTTTGAAAATGTAGCATTTCGTTTATCGGGATTACGAACATCGGCAATTAAAAAATTAAGCGATAAAGGTATTTCATTAATAAATGATACATCCGTTTCAACACCTGCCTGAGTAGTTATAACAATTTTAATATCAGCCACGTTGTCTATGATTAGAATGTGTATAACTTAACTCAATAATGTAGTTTCTTAGTCTTTCATTATTCTTAGTAGTGTAACCTGTTTGAGTAACTTTAACGGATTTGTAAACGCTTGTATTTCCTAAGTCTAGTCTAACATCAGTTGAAGTAAATAAGTCTTTATGTGTTACAAATTCTGCATCAGTTAACCAATCGCTTGTTAGTTGTAGGTTATCTTGAATAGTAACGCCTTGAACTTTCTCGCTACTCAAAGAAGTATCTAATGTTGAAACGTTTGCCACAACAGTCCACATTGATTTCTTAAAGGTGCTTACTGTTTTAGTTGAACTTAATGTTCTAGCCAATGGGCAATGTAAAGTATCATAGCCACCTTTAGAATTAAGATAATGTAAAGTGTATACTTCAAATTTAGGATTAGTTCCTACTGTAACTCTTTGAATTACGCCTCCATAAGTTGGGTCGCTAATTGTATATTTATCTACTAATGAAGTGATGATTGGATATGTGCCACTAATAACGGTAACCAATCCACTTGCTATTCCTAATAAGCCTTTGTAACCAATATCAATACATTGATAGTTATCGGTGTAAATTCCTGTTGCATAATCAGGTCTTGCTATTCTATATTCAGCTATTAAAGTATTAGCAGCGTCATAAGTTTTAACAGTTATGTAAGGAATATCATTAGTATTTCCTTCTTTAATTAAAGCATAAAGAAAGTGAGAACGGTCTTTGTAAGTTGTATAAGTGCCACCGTTGGCAGAAGTTAAATAAACATAATTAGAAATAGTTGAATCATAACAATAGTAATCAACACTGTAAGGTGCAATGTAAACATAATCTACACCAGCGTTCCAAACTACATATTCAGTATTAGCACCTGCATAATAGGTAGGTGTAGTTCCGTAAGTTTCGCCTATATTAAATCTAATTTTTCTAGTTGCATTAGCACATTTTTTCCAACCGTATAAGTTAACAGGGAAATAATTTTGCATTAGATTTTCAGCGTAATTGCCAATGTTATAATGAAGATTACCAGTTGAATCCGCTTTAACGTAATCAACTGCTAATACAGTTAAAGTAATTACATCGGTTACAATAATTGTAAATGTAAAGTTAGGGGATGCAAATTGAGTTGAAACAGCATCTAAAAACTGTTCGTTATAAACTGGTGTTGGTGTTTGTGGACTGCTATAAATTGTTACTGCCATTTATTTTAATGTTATTTCTTTGCCTATTAGTTTTGACATATTTGTTAATAATATATTTATTCTGCCATCTGTTGCAACGTGGTCTATAAATGGTCTAGGCTTAACGCCATTCCTACCTATTGACCTTGCAACTATAAATGCAAATTGCTTAGCTGCTTTAGCAAATGGTAATTTGGTTACTTTTCTTTTTGTTAATCCTTTCTTTTTATTATATGCGATTGTCATATCGTATATAATTTGTGAGGGATTTATTCCATTCTTAGCTTGCCAATTTTTACCAAGTGCTTTAGTCGGTGGCATCTTACCTTTCTTTCTGCCATTTTCAATATAATACCAATAGTCTTTATCGGCATATACTTCAATCCTCACTCCGTTTGGGATGTAAACTAAACCACCTTTAAATCTTATATCGGGTGGATTTGGGTTACCTCTACCTCCTTTTTTAAGAGCCGCAAACATTTCATTCTCTAAATCAACTGCTAATTTCTCAGTAAAATCATTTAACAATTTATCTATTTCTTCTTGCAAGTTCAAGTTCTCTTTGTTCTTGTTGTTCTAATTTGTTTTTATCCTTTAAATATGCCAGTTCATTTAGTAACCTAATAACTGACCAATCGTGTATTTCATCCTCTTTTATTCTATTAGCTTGAGCCACTTGTTTAACTATGTGAGTCCATCCCCAAAAGTCGCTAAACCGTTCTCTTTCAGTTCGGTTGTCATCTCTTTCAATAGGTTCTCCGTTGTCATCACGCCTTCCAAATAATCCTGCGTATTGAGATTCCAATTCATTAATACTTCTAAGCAAAAAAAAACAGAAGGCTGTGCTATTGACATTGGTGCTTTAAGAAACTTGTCAGCTATTTCAGCGTGTTTATTACCATCGTATTTGAATGATAGGTAACTTGCAGGCTCATAAACCAAAGCGCATAGTTCGTGAAGGACACTAATTAAATTAGGATGCTCCATTAATGTTTTAATAGTTATGTATCTACCTGTATTAATATCGTTAACAGAACGGGATGCTTTATAGAAATTGCCACCCTGCCACGTTATTAATTTAGGTTGTGGTTTATACTTAACAGATTTAACTAAGCCGCTTAAATAGTATTTAAAAGCTATCTTAGGCTTAACTTCCTTAGTTAGGAATGCTAAAGAATTAATATAATACTTGTATTCTTTTAACGGTAGGCTTTCGACTTCATCAATTGTCTTCCCTGTAAAGAATGAAATGATACGAGACCAATCAACCTCGCCCTGTAAATGAGGGTAAATTGTTTGGTACTGTTCAATTGTAACTTGGTTAAATGAAAATGGTATACTCATCAATAAGATATACCCAAACTAATTAAGTTTTTATAAAAAACTATATTTACCTGTATTCTTATTGATTTTGTTTAAGGCTACATATCTAAAACTGTCAATGATATGATTATTGAAGTCAACAGGTGTATTAGTACCCTCAATCCATTTGTAACTTCTAAACTCTTTTATTGCATTTACTGAAGTTCGAGTTATGTTTATCTTAAATTGCTTTAAGGTATCTATTGAGTTTCTAATACTATCTGGTCCTTTATTTGCACCCTCTATATTAAATCCTGCCCTCCTTAAATCCTCAATACTTTTAGGTTCAGCACTATCAGCAACTATTGAAATGTGTCTATCAATACCTAATGTTTGCAGTTTTTTAATTATGTCGCTATTCGTTAATCCTGTTTGATATAATAGTTCATTAACGTAAAGTTCATTATTATAACGGTAAACTTTAATAAATGTAGTTGGGTCATTAGTAAATCCAAAATCCATCCCGGCACCAATCAACTCAGCACCCAAAGGAATGTCATCTACAATATCAAAGTTTCTAAAGACTAATCCCTCTATCTTACCAGTCATGCCACGAGCATAAACTTTAAATAGTTCCATGTCTTTGTATCTTAAGCCTTCTATTTTATCTCGTATCTTTTGAGCAACAAATGGATTATGCCGATGATCGGATATAAATAGCTTAACGCCCTCAGTTCCTATTAACTTTTCATGCACCCAAAATTCAGAATTAGGATTATAATCGATATAAACCTGCTTTCTGGTCCTCATATAAAGTTCATTGAATATATCGTAAGTTATGCCTTGCGCCTCGTTTATGAATAGATAATCCCTTTTACCCGACTTAGCACCTTGAGCAGTTTCATAAGATTTAAACTCCATTACAGAACCGTTAACAAATTGAAATATACGGTCAGTTCTATTGTAGTCTGCTATCTTATGTCTAAGTTGTTCGCTATTATTATAAATGTCTAAGGCATCACGTAAAGCACCAGCTTTTAAGTTGGGGATTGATTCGCCAACAACTGTGATAACTATTGGCGATTGAATGGCTTTAGTGAATAGAACTTGAAGTATTGAATAGGTTTTACCTGAGCTGCTTCCGCCTTGATTGACTAATACATCTTCGGTTGCAAAGTAGTTGGCTTCATATAGGCAGGATGTTTTAAACACATTAATCTAAACTAATATCCTTTTCGTTACTACTCAATGGTGAATTGCTTTTAATTATCTCAACGGTTGTGTTGAGGTTTATGTTTTCGTTCTTAGATTCGACCTCTTGTTTAGGCTGTCCGTAAACTCTATTAAGTAAAATTTCCATTGAATATAACGTTCCCTTTTCAATACCTCGTTTAATAGCGTTAGCAACTGTTTTTTCTAATACAGTAGAGTTGTCATCTTTAAATACTTCTGCTAATTCTGTAATAGTCATAGCCATCATATTCTCAATAGTTTGAGTTATGTCTTGTTTGTTATAACCCATGTCTTTGAGTTGAGAAACGAATTTACGAGGTCTGCCGTTTGGGTTGCCTGTTTGCCCCTTTGTATAGGGTATTAAGTTTTTGTGTCCGTCGCTACTTGGCATAATCTATTCCGTTTCTTTTAATCTTAATTGTTGGGTCTAACTTCTTCATTCGGTCAACAATAACTTGGCAGTATTTAGGGTCAAGTTCCATACCATAGCATTTGCGTTTAAGTTGGTGTGATGCAACCATTGTTGAACCTGAACCGCAGAAAATATCTAAAATTGGTTTATTGTCTAAATAATTAATGCACCACTCCATAAGTTTTAATGGCTTCATAGTTGGATGTTCTTTTGTTTCTCCTCCCCAATGATGCGATAGCATCCTACAATTCTTTCCTAAATTTGTCCAAGCAAGTTCAAACTCACTAAAACTTAAACCATCATTTTTTTTATGCCAACATAACCAATCGTTATTTATTGGGAGTTTATCCGCAAAATAATTGCCACCCCAAATT